AACGTATTCTGTGCGGAACTCATACCGCTGAGCAGGATCGTCTTCGTCTAGCGGACCCTGAGCGGTTGGTGTGTTGGGGTTAAAGTTAACCCCTGAAAACGTTACAGTTGCAGTCGAATAAGGACCGTCTTCAGTGATTTGATATTTGCCACCAGCAGCAACCCAATCAGCAGACGCAAGCCGCAAAGCATCTTTGCTACCACGGTACTTGTAGGTAATAAAACGACCAGTGCCATCACCGTTGTTGTACTCGCGGGATATCTCAATGTATCCAGTTGCAACCGGAGTGATTACATTGGTTTTGATCGTTGCCATATCAGTCTTGCGTGTTGTTGGCAGTCCTGTCCGTGTTCTTGACGATTAGCTTCAACTGAAGCGTCTGCTCAATGGCATTCCTGATTGCAGTGTCTTGAGACGATTGAAAGCCAGTAAATCCACCAATGCGAGCAAGAGAGTCTTGAGGTCCGCCCATTGAAAACTTCATGCCAGCTACCCGTTCATATTGAGCGGTTCCAATAGGAGGAGGTGTGTTTTGATCGCCAACCTTCCCCTGTTTTTCTTCTGCAATTCTCTGCTGCACTATTCTGGACAACGCTTCATCTGGCATCCTCTTAATCAGTTGAATCGTGTAAGCCTTTCGCATAGTACGATCAAACTTTTCAAGAAAGCTCTCAGTCGGCTTTGAAACACTGTTAATAGCGTTTGCAGTTGCGGTAATTCCTGCCGCAATTGTCGGTGCTGCTATTCCTTTGATAATTCGAAATTGCTCTTCTAACAAAGTGTTTGCTTTGGCTAGAACATCAATGTCCGTTTTTGAAATCAAAAGACGATTTGACGTTGTGTTATAATCAGCCAGAGCAGCAGCAGCGGTTTTGAGCTTTAGACCGTAAACGTCAATCATTGCCGCTGTTGTTTCAGCGGACCTTCCAGAGTTTTTGTAGGCTTCAGCGGCTTTGACTGCCCCGTCAATCGTTGATAGTTGCGGGTCGCGCAACTGTTCCATTGTCAAACCAAGAGCTTTGAGTGTTTGAATTGCGTCATCATCTCCAGAAGTGGCTTTTAATCTTGCTTGCTCAAACTTACCTAGAACTGAACCAAACTTTTCAAAAGTTACACCAGTTTCCCCAGCTAGTATTTCAAGCCTCTGAACTTGATCTGTGGTTAGATTAAGCTGTTCAGATAAATCAGATATGCGGTCTGCTGTTTCAATTATGTTCTTTGTGAAAGCAGTAACAGCAGCAACCGACAAAGCCGCGCCAAGCTTGCTGGTGACCGCAGACTTGAAGCTTGATCCAAACTTTTCACCAACACTTTGAGCGCGTTTCACGCCCATCTCAAACGCTGTGGAATCAAGACCAAGCTTAACAAGTAGAGAAAGTACACCCATATCAGTTCGCTTGTTGATTCTGCCAAATGGCTTCGCTCTGGTCGTCCCACAACTGAACCTGACCCATCATCTCTGCATGCGCTAGAATGAGCCTTTCTGCGTCACCAAGAGGCATCTGGATCGCATCGTCAGGAGCAATGCCGATGTTGAGACATCCAACAAGAACCCGTTCGGGCCACGGCATCGCGGGAGTCTTTGGCTTGCTTCCGCTTTCCATCAGCACTTCGGGAGCGGTTGATTGCTCTTTGAGCCACAACTGAAACTTGTCGGACTCAACGACCAAGTTCATCCGCTCAATCCGCTTTCCCCACAACCACAGAATGAGGTCACGCCAGATCGACTTGATAGACCTGATGGATTCAAGCGGAGACTGTGAGCAAACAAGCACAGCCTCCGCTAAATCGCTCGGTGTAATTTCTCCACCTAAAACGTAGGGGGAGCGCAAACGCTGCAAGACAATCGCATGACCTACGGTGTAGGGAACGAGTCGAACCCCAAGCACCACTGGAGCTTGAGGTCCGGTCTCTGCGAGTATCTTTGCAAGATCTGCCACAATTACAGCGTGAAGACAGCGGCATTTCCAGCCATCGCAGTCGTATCAAGATACTTGGTGACGGTCACAGTGACCATAACCTTTCCGCTGCTGGTGAATTTGACGCTTCCACCACCAGCATAGACATAATTTCCATCAAGAGAATTTGAGGCTCCGCTGCCGATAGTCACGCCGTCGCTGGAAGCAATGGTAGCGTAACCATTCACAGCAGGAAGACCAGCGGCAAGCTTGGCTTGAGCAAAGCTCGCAGCGGACGGAATAAACGTCACGTTCAGCGAAATGCGCTCATTAGCGGAGACCTGAGCGACAACCTCACCAGCAGAGTTCTTAATCTGCTCAACATCGGCCTCATGGGTCGCGTCGTAGCTCTCAATGGTGGTGATTGCTCCAGTTGTCAAAGCCGTTCCACTAGGAGTGAAAAGCGTTATCGTTCCTTTCGCACCATAGACTAGAGCGAGTCCTTTTGAATTTGCCATGTTGTGTTGTTGTTAGATTGAGTTTGCTGCTGCAAAGATTGTCATTGAACGCGAGAAAGTTCTAGCCCTTTCGCTAGTGTCATTGATGCCGAAGTCAGTTGGTGTTGCGAAATACGCAACAAACCCACCGGACGGATCGGAATCTCCAGCGTTCAATTCTGAAATGTTGTCGTCAACGAATAGTGGTTGCAGGATGTCTTCAAACGCTGCAACGGTCGCAAGAACGTTGTACTCGGGAGTATCGTCAGCGGAAAGCTGAAGCGTAGCGGTTACGTCAACTTCACAAGTCCGGTCAATAGGATGAACCGGAACCGCAGTCGATGAGCGAACAACGATGCGCGGAAAGTCTGGCATCCGGTCTTCTAAGTCTGGATCTGTAAACGCACCGTGACCGTAGCTGGTGAGACAAGCAGGAGTCCCAAGCGGAGACGCAGACCAGTCTTGAGCGGCAAGCCAATCGACTAAAGCGCGTTCGGTTCTGAGAGCAACGGCATTCATTGGACAACAATACCTTTCGATTCAGAACCATCAAAAGCCGATTGAAACGCAGCGGTAATGTGATCCTCAAGTTCTTTGGCTTCGTCGTTGTAGGCTTGTTGCATCGCTTTTGCGTAGATTGCCTCAACTTTTCCAATCTGATTGTCAGCAAGACCGATGTTCAATCGGACATGACTAGAAGGTGAGAATCCGGCTTTAGCGTTGTAAGCATACGCTGACGATCCGCGATGCATTGAGACGTTCTCTTGCGGAAGACCGTACTGGTTCGCCAAGTTGATGAGAGCTTGATTGCCAGCGACAATCCGCACTTGAGCGGAACCCTTCTTTGCTCGTCGAGTCCCACCGAATTGTTGAAACGACGGAGACAGCTTCTTGATTGCTTTGGTTACAGCGGACTTGAGGTAACCGACACTTCCAGCAGCACGACGACGAAGCTTTGCCGCAGCGGTTCGCATCGTTGGACCGTAGAGACCTTCGTTTCCAGCTTTGAAGTTCTTTGACTGAGCGATCAAGTGGACCAACCGCAATTCACGCGAGCGACCAAGAAACTTGCCGGTCTTCTTGTCAATCTTTCTGGCTCCAACTGGGCGGTTGAAGTAGTCGAGAATCTTGTTTCGAGCCGCTTGCGGAGACTTAGGAGGAAGCAAGCAATACAGCCGCAGCATCAAGAAAAACGTACGGGAGTTAACCGCATCAGCCAAAGACCTGCGAGTCTTGGGGATGTATTCCTTCCACGCAGCGTCAAACCGGCTTGTATCCACTGTGACGGTTGGAGTCATTTGGTCTTAGCCCCAAGTTCCAGCGCGTAATAAGCACCGGAGCCGTCACGTTTTGCGGACATGATCCGCAGTTGCTTTCCGTCGTAGGTAACCAGACGACCCACCACCGGCATCATGCGACCAAAAGTCAGAAGCAAGCGGTCAGTGTTTTCCTGCAAGAGAAGACCACCGGACTCTTGGAGGAGCCGATCCGGCGAAGAACCGACATCACAAGACCAGACAGAAGCGTCAACGGTTACAAGAGTGGAGTCAGCTAACCGCCAGTCGGCAAGCTTAACCAAGATCCGCGCTTGGATGTTGTCTTGGAAGCCGCCAGCAATGACCGAGTTTGAGTCAGTAATCGCAGCCGGAAGACAGCGCACCAGCACTCCCTGCCAGAGAAACGACGGGTTTCCCATCGCACTCTGTAGCACGGACATCCCCAACTGCAAGCTGGTGGCAATCAGGTTCACGCTGTGAAGTAAACACCGGAGATGACGACTCGTGAAGTAGCTTGAAGCTGAGACGCCATGCTAGAGGTATCACCGTTTTCGTAGTGGCTCAACTCAGCGTATTGAGTCCCACCAACCGCAAGACCAATCACAGAGGTCTTAGCTTGAGTGGTAGCGTTGTCCAGCCATACCGAAAGCGAAGCGTTGTAACTCACCGCATCAGGAAGACCCAAGCGAAGGTTTCCGGTCGCACTTCCAGTCACCGAGTTGATGGTTAGATCAACCGTGAACGTGGAGACAAACCCAATGCTCGTATGGCGAGCAGTGTTGACCGTAAAAGCGAACGTGCGACCACCACCGGAATCCACCAGCGTAGGAACCCAAGTTGACGGAGCAGTCAGCGGCAGAGCAGCGTAAATCTCATCGAAGTTCGCATTAGCTTTAATCCACGACCCACGGAGCGTATCTCCATTGTTGTCGTTTGCGGTTGATCCGACGTTAATGACTTGTTGCGACATAATCAGTCTTTCGGCAATGCGTACCAACCCTCCGCGAGCGTTATACGGTTCTTGGAGCGCACAGAAACACCGTCCGCACCTTTGACCCAGACTCGCGCTTTGACGCTCTCAGCAAGCCTCACCGGCTCACCGCTTGGGACGTAAACAACGCGAGTACCACAGCCACAACTACCCACCAGCACGGTCAATGCGATCCAGAAGCTTTTGCTTAAGCTCTTTGTCTGGTTTTGCATCTTCAGCGGTAGGTGGGGTTTTAGCCAGACCAGTCAACCACTTCAAAAGAGCGGTGACGATCTGCTCAATGATGTTCACTCGGACTTCTTCTTGTCTGCGTCCTTAGCGGCAATCAAACCGAAACCAACGGTTACCGCAGCAATGGTGGCAGCAAGATCAATGTTGGTCGTCGGGTCTCCGTCAAAGAGAGCTTTGATGGCTCCACCAACGGCAACCATGATTGCACCAACACCGGCAAGAGTAGTTTTCCAGTTCATTTTTTGACAGCTTTGTAGAGTCCAATTGCAGCGGCAATGAAAGCCAACACAGCGGCTCCGAGTTGGAACCACTGTGTCAGTTGCGGGATGAATGAAACCGCACCAGCAGCGGCAGCGGTTGCTAGAGAGATTCCAACTCCACTGCTACTGTTGGTGTCGGTTTGCATTACTCGGATTTAGGTTGAGCGGCGTTGACGATTAGGTCAACAAGCGGCAGAGCAACTTTTGCGTTCTGAATGCCACCAGCTTTGACCGCAATGTCGATGAGTTGCAGCAAACCGTT